TTCAGGCTCATCAGATTCGGCCTCGCTATCGTTGGCTTCGGTCTGTGCTTCAGGTTGTTCCGGTTCGGAGCCCTCGTCACTGCCCATAAGACCCAAAATAGCGTTAGCTGCACCACCTACAGTTAACTCCGCATTTCCCGATTCGGGAGTCGTGCCTTGAGTATCGCTCATATATCTTTCCTAAATTATATCGGGAACCGCCCGATTCGGGTTACAAAATCTTTAACCGCTTCTCATCTATGAGCTTCTGAGAAACAAGTCCCTCTAAGTAAGTCTCTATCAATTCCAATGCCCTAAGCTGCATATAAGCGTTCTCACGTACCTCTTTATCGTTCATATCGCTCATTGCAAACTTGTTAATCTCTACCGAGCGTAGTTCCTGCATCATCTCTTGGAACCACTCGTCTCGTAGCATATGTTCAGCCCATGCTGATTTATCCATTACATAACCTTATTCAGATTGCCAAGCTCACGAATTGCCTTTAAGACAATATCGGCTTGCTTGTTACGGGATTCCTCGTCAGCAATATCCATAGCCAGAATAGCCTGAAGCTGTTTCACCGCTAATTCTGCTTCCCTTAGACGCATATCCGCCGCATCGTTCTGCTGCTTCATCTGGAGTTCTATACCTTTACGGGTATATTCCGCCTCCAATGTCTGACGCTCCAGATCCAACTTAGCAGCATCAATCTGCGCCTTAGCTTGTGTCTTCTCACGCTCTACCTGCGCCAACATCTGCGCCACTTCTGCCTGTGCATCTGGTGTTGGTGGCTGTGGCTGAGACAATGCAGCATTCTGCTCAGGACTAATCTCGTTAAGGAATACAGACGCATCCTTAAAGCCAGCAGCCTCAATCATACGAGCCAAGGTGTCACGGTACTGAGCCACACTAACCAATGGATTCGATGGGCCATAAGCCTGAATAATCTGCTCCTGCTTCTGGCTAATCATATTCAGCATGGCTAGCTTCTGCTCACGGTCACCTGAACCCAGACCAACATTAACCGATACGTCGTACTCGTTAGCCCATGTCCGAGGGTCAAAAGTCACAAACTTGCCACGCATACGGACAATCTTGGCCTCATCCTGATACTTGCCAAGCAAATGCAAAATGCCTCTAAACAGCGACTTAACGCCAGTCTCAGCAAAGATACGAGCAATCAACTCCAGCTTGCCAGAGTTAGACTTCATCATCGCAGCAATAGCCGTAGCACTCACGTTATTGAGCACATCAGGATCAAGACCTTGTTGCGAATCGCTAACACCTGTACGCTTGGCCTGAACCTGATCCATGTACTCCAGCATCGGGAATGCCTGAGCCGTAACAGACGGAACCTCAATAGGCATAACAGCGCCAGCTTGCTTCATCCGAACTATACCGCCGGGTGTCGCATTAAGCGCATCATCCAGATTAACCTGACCATCCACTACGCCAAGACGAGCATTGTTCGTGAGATACAGGTTATCAAGCATCTGACGGGTAACCGTAGACTTGATAAGCTGGATGTCCATCGTCCGATCAGCTAGCGACTGGCCAAAGAACTTATGCGGAATTGGAATAGGACACAGGCTATGGAACGGGATTACATCGCATTCCTCATCGTCCAGAATCTCACTGCCAGCGTACAGAATCTTGCGCAACTCAGCGATACCATCACCATTAACGTCAATGTAGATATAGCACTCGTATACCTCGATGACCTGCATTGCAGGATCTAGGCTGATGTTCTCGTCTGGCTGCTCACCCTGAGAGAACCTTGCTACTCGCTCAGGCGTAAACTGCAAGTCATCGTAAGAAGGCAAGCCCTCAACTACCTTCTTCTTAAAGCCCATAGCAATCAACTCGCTACGAGTCATCAAGCGACGATGAGCCACAAACGGGCTATCCTGAATAGTTCTTGCCGACTTGCTAATTAGGAATTCTTCTGGCGGTACGTTCTCAATCTTGACGCAGCCGTATTCCTTAGACTTCTTGATCTTTACCTCGAACTTAGGGATCTGAATCGGCATACCCATCATATCTATGCCGCCATCCATGAACTCGACTTCCTGCTCGACCACCTCAATGCCGGGATCAGACAAGAGCATAGCCAGTTCATCTTCGCTCAGGTTCTCGTACTTCTCAGTCTTAACGTCTTCCTTTTCTTCCCAGTACGCTTTGACAACGCCAACCTTCTGCATCAAGGCATCTTTGAACCAGTTGTGCAGGATCAATAGACCATCGTTCTCACGATAGAACACCCAGTTACAGTAGTCAGTGGCTTGTTTAGCCGATTCCTCATCTTCTGGACGAGTAGGCTCAAAGTAGACAATATCCTCAGTTGTCGTAAAGACTCGGATAAGTTGTGGCAATGCACCATCGATAGCCTCAGCTACCTCGCCAGTAACAATCTGACTACGGCCTTCTACCTCATTACCGTAAGGATTACGTAAGTAATAGTCCAGAGCCTTGCGCCGTAGTTCGGTAGTCTCTGTCTCAATGTAACCGATGGCATTGTCGATTTCGTTCTCAAGAATGCCCTTGATCTGACCTTCATCCATCTTCATAGCAAATCCTTAACGGAAATTTTGCCTATTATACAATCCAATTTGTCTTAATTGGCAATGTTGTTGACCACGAACCATCGCTCTCGTCAAGCCCTATTGCAAGGTATCTAAACGCATCGCTAAAATGTGAAGACCAATCGTGCAATGGTTTCTCGTAGAAAACATTACGCTTCTCGTCATGCTCCCGACGGTAGTTCCTTAGCGCATTAAGCCCATTCTTCGTCTTGGGATGAAACCAGCACCGGGGAATAAGTCTTCTGACCGCTTGTATGCCATCAGCCACAGATAGACGTGGACAAACCGTAATCGATAGCCCAGCCTCCTCAAGCACTTCCTTACGCGATTTACCTGTTCCAAGTTCCCGTACTTGTACGTCATGCGGAAGGATTTGGTTAAACTGTTCATACTTGTTATCCCTCAGCCAGTTAACGTACCAGTCTAGTCCTTGCCCGTGATTTTCGATGCAGTCCAGTAATCTAACTTCTTTTCCAGCCAACTGAGCAACCCAGATAGTAGTGCTATCACCCATTCCAAGATCCCAAGCAGCAAAAGAGCGACACAAGTCATCACGAGGAAAATCGCTAATATGACCAAGTTTCTCAAGATCGTTAATAAGTTTGCCATAGTAACTACCCTCCACCGCTGCGTTAAACGAGCATTCAAACTCTTGGTTGTACTTGTCCTCACCCATCTCAAGTTGGGCGGCTTTAAGCTCAGACTGCGGCAATACACCAGTATCGCTAGCCTTAAACTCTAGGTAAGCCCAACCATCGGTTTCCTTAGCTCTATCCGCTAGATCTCGGAAGTGATTAGCCCCTTTAGGCGTACCTATAAATGAAGCCCACCCTAACCGGTCAGCTAGAGCAGGGCGAACAATCTCATTCCATATCTTTGGGTTTTGGTCACCGATCTCATCCAGCACCACACCGTCAAAGTATTGGCCTCGTAATGAGTCTGCATTGTCTGAGCCGTAAAGTGATATACGCCTACCCCAGAAATCAACCCTAAGCTCGGCAATGTTAGCCGTAGCTCCTAGCGGTCTTGTGTACTCGAGCAGGTAATCCCATGCTACCCGCTTGGCTTGGCTGTACGTAGGTGCAATATATGCAAACCTTGGATTAGGCTTGTCGCACTCTATCGCGGCTTTGATAAGGTGATTGATTGCGCTAACAGTCTTTCCAAAACGACGATGGGCTACTACAACGGTAAATCTATTCGCCTCGATTGTGTCGTGGATCTTTAGCTGCAATTCGCGGGGTGTGTATGGGATTACAATTTCTTCCAATTGTTCCCACTCCAAATTTGGTAAATCGTTGACTTACTTACATTGAACTTTTTAGCAAGCTCAGTCCCGATACCTTTACGCAACCCTTTAGCGCTAAATATCTCTCTGGCTTGCTCTGCGTTAATTTTTGCCCACTTCGCTTTTTCGCCAGAGTTATCAGGCAGTTTTAATCTACCCATAGCCATAGTATCTGAGACATTTTCCTTTTGAGTGCCAGCCTCAAGATGATGCGGGTTTACACAATAAGTATTACCGCACTTATGCAAGATTATCTTGCCATCAGGAATATCGCCATTGTATAAACGATAAGCAAGTCTATGGGCTCTTTCATTGCCTTGACCTCTGCTTCCACGTCCTATGACTCCATAGCCTCGCTCATGAGTTGCCCCAGTCCATATCCAGCACCCCATAAACGGAATGCGCTCAACTTTGGCCTCAAACCTGTCAGCAATCTCTGTCACTTAACGTATCCGCAGTTCAAGCACTTGTTGTTTACTAGAAACGCACTGCACATAGGGCAGTTAGCCATCTGTCTATACTTCATTTCTTGCCTCCCCAACGGATTACCATCTCTTGAGCCTCGCCATCTCTACCTGTTACCTCTGTCCTAGCTAGCTTAGGAATATGGTACTCACTCAGCTTGTTCATTAGGTCTAGCGCCTTGTAAGGATCATCCTGCGCTACCTCATTAAGCCACTTGTCCATGTTCGGAGCATTGCGCTCGAGTAGATTAGCAATAGCCTCTCGGACTATTTGAGTGGACTTATTAGGCACTCCTTTAGGCCTTCCCTTACCCATATTAGTAAGGTTAGCAACTCCTCCACTTGCCTCTACTTTACTGGTTTCGTTTGTTTCCATTTTTGCATTATCCTTTGGATGTCATGCTTGCTCAATCAAAATCATTTGACGCACCATAAATAATAATTAGCAGAAACAATGTAATCCAAGGCAACATTAAAGCAAGTAACCCCAACATGGTATCTGTATTCATATTAATATTCCCTATTGTAAAGTTTTATTTGCCGTAACAAATTACAAAACCTCTTTCGCCATCTACAACATAAGATTTGAACCCAACCTTACGTAAGTCATTAGGCATATCACGTTTGGCAATTGCTTCGGCTTGCTTAATAGTAACAACGATGCCGCTAGGATTGTCTAGTGTTTCACTTCCGCATATCTTTCTTTTGCTTTTTATCATCTTCTGCTATCAACCCTAAAGGAAGAACTCCAGCTAATATATCCTTTGATGTTGCTTTTGCTGGATCAAATTGAGCAAACCTTGATCTAATGTTTTGCGAAGGAACAATATAACTGATACTCCCCGGAGCCTCAACATCATTTATATATGGAATAGCGTCATATTTCTTCCACATATAATCAGACAACATTTGATTTTGTTCTTTATATGGCAACTTTTGTATATCTATACCTTTATCATCGCCAATTTTTTGAATTATCTTTCTCAACTCTATAGATAGTTGCTCCTCTGGGAATGGATTACCCTCTTTATTTAGGAATTGTCTTTCTGTCTTAATTTGTAATGGATATGTTGCACCAGTATTAGTTGTCTTTAAAAATCTATCGTAAGCAGCTTCTTTTGTGCCTACATGGGTTCCAATACCAAAAGGAGATAAGTCTTGCATACCGGGAACAAACTCTTTTATGTCTGCTCCGGTCTTAGAAAAATGATAAACATCTTTGTTAAAACCTAATTTCTCAGCAGCAGATTGACCGACACTAGGCTTAATACTTCCCTGAAATTGCGCTAAGTTAAACATCTTGTCCATGTATGGCGTATTCATTGCCATATTGCCAGACTGCTCTAACGCTCTTTGCTGTGCTGCTTCTTCAGGAGTCGGGAAATATCTAGCTGTAGCCGATTTAGCAAACTCCAAAGGATTACTAACCAGCAATCCTAAACCAGCCTTAGTCGCTTGTTTCTGGCGGTCAATAACGCCAAGAATGCTACTCAATAATCCGTCAGCCATATATCGCCTCGTACATATCCGGCCTGTTAGCCTTTATCCACTCTCGTGGCTCCTCGTGGCATTTCTTGTAGTCAGTCCCTACCGTCTGGCTTCCTGCGTGATGCACATAAGCCCTTGAGACAAAATGCCTAAATCCCGCTTTTTGCAGGTCATGGCATATTATATTATCGGAATACCAATTCGTGCTAGGAAACTTGGCTGTCTCCCATGCCTTCCTACTAATGGTAGCAAATATTGGTGCTATGACTCCTGTGGGCTTAATCATTGTCTCACTAGCCCATCGTAACCCTAGCTGCTGATCTTCCTCTACTGGGAATCTAATGTTCTGGTCAGGTAATACGTAGTCAGATCTAGCACCTAAGAATCCGAGATTTACGCCATTGGATTCCAGAATTTCCGCATCTTCCTTAAGCAGATCTATGGTACTCGGCGCTATAACAACGTCATCGTTAGCTACGATCAGTG